TAAAAAAGAAAGCTCCACAAGTTGCAAAAGCAATGGGCTACAAAAAAGGTGGCAGTGCTTATCATACAACTAAAGACGGACGTAGAGTTAAAAAAGGTCTTTACTATTATATGAATAGAGCCAAAAAAAGAGGCACTAGCAAACCAGGTAAAGGAACTGTTACTGATAAAGCATTAAAACGATCAGCTAAAACAGCAAAGAAAAGCTAATGGCTGAAAACCCTATAAGAAGAACTACCGGTAAAGGTGGTAATTATAGAAAAACAAAATCTGGGGCAGGCATGACTCAAAAAGGTGTTGCTGCTTATAGAAGAGCAAACCCAGGTTCAAAACTAAAAACAGCCGTGACTGGTAAAGTAAAATCAGGATCAAAAGCTGCAAATCGACGTAAGTCGTACTGTGCAAGAAGCGCAGGCCAACTTAGAAGATCTTCAGCAAAAACTCGTAATGATCCAAATTCTCGTATCCGTCAGGCACGTAGAAGATGGAAATGTTAAAAGAAGCTTTATTACAAGCATTAGAAGATAAATACGAAGCTGATATTTCTGCAGCAGAAGCAACCCTTAAAATTTATTTAGAACATTCTGTAGGTATTGGAGAACATCCTCAGCATTTAGATGAAATAGATAAACTTATAAATAAGATTGCAGAAGCAGAAGATAAATTAAAAGTATTAAAGGAGTTTAATTAATGCCGTTTAAATCAGAAAAACAAAGACGTTATTTATTTAAGAATGAACCTGCTATTGCTAAAAAATGGACTAAAAAGTATGGCAGTAAACCAGTTAAGAAAAAAGGAAAGAAGAAAAAATAATGGATGATTTAGAAGTAACATATAAATTAAAAAAGAGAATAGATGCTACTCTTCAACAAATTGGTGACGCTATGATGACAGGTGGGGTTGACAATATGGAGAAATACAAGTATTTACTAGGACAGGCACAAGCCTATCAAATAATTAAACAGGAAATCTCTAACCTGCTAAAAGAGGATAAGGAGCACAATGACGGAAACGTTATCAACATCAAAGGAAAAGGAAGTTCCAAAACATAGGAACGCTCTTCAAGAAAAATATAGATCAGAAGAGCAAGAACCATTAAATCCAGAAAATATTCAAAAGCAAAAAGAACAATTACCTGAACCATCAGGTTGGAGACTTTTAGTTTTACCTTTCACACCGAAAGAAAAAACTAAAGGTGGAATTTTAATTGCACAAGAATCATTAGAGAAATTACGTATCGCAACTAATTGCGGTTATGTATTAAAAGTAGGACCGTTGGCCTACTATGACAAAGAAAAGTTTCCAACGGGACCGTGGTGTAAAAAAGGTGATTGGGTTATTTTTGCACGTTACGCAGGATCAAGACTACCCATCGAAGGCGGTGAAGTACGCTTATTAAATGACGATGAGGTTTTGGGTAAAATATCTAATCCAGAATCCGTACTTCATAATATATAATCATAGGAGGAAACTATGCCAGAAGATAAAGAACCAAAAACAGTTGATATAGATACATCCGGCCCAGGTGCTGATGTTGAATTACCAGAAGAAAAAGTAACTGAAACTACAGAGGTACAAAATGAAACTGTTCAAGACAGTCCTAAGTCCGATGACACATCTGAGAAATCTGATGTCAAGTCTGATGTTCAGGAAAGCAAACAAGAAGAAACGAGTGACGAGAAACAAGAAACGAAAACAGAAGAGAAACCAAAAGAAGAACTAGAACAATACAGTGAAGGTGTTCAAAAAAGAATTGCTAAGTTAACTAAAAAGTGGAGAGAAGCCGAAAGGCAAAAAGAAGCTGCTTTAGATTATGCTAAAGGAGTTCAAACAGAACATAACACTTTAAAAAATAAAATGGCTAAACTAGAGCCAAGTTATGTAACCGCAATTGAGAATAGAGTTAAGTCAGGATTAGAAGCTGCTAAATCTACGCTTATGAGAGCTAGAGAAGCAGGTGACATAAATGCTGAAGTCGAAGCACAAAAAGAAATTGCTAGACTTGGAATGGAAGAAGTAAGAGTTAATACTCTTAAAAATAAACTTTCAGAACAAAAAGAAACGGAAGTAAAAACTCCATCTTTAGATCAAAAACTTCAAACTCCACCAGCAGATCCAAAAGCTGAAGAGTGGGCAGAAAAGAACGATTGGTTCGGAAAAGACTCTGCTATGACTTACACAGCGTTTGATCTACATAAAAAACTAGTTGAAGAAGAGGGTTTCGACCCTAAATCAGACGAATATTATTCGGAAATAGACAAGCGTATGAAACTTGACTTTCCGCATAAATTTGTTAAAACAGAGTCACAGGAATCGACTAAACCTACACAAACAGTAGCGTCAGCGACGCGAAGTGTAAAACCTGGTCGCAACACCGTGAGACTCACATCATCTCAGGTAGCAATCGCTAAAAAATTGAATGTGCCACTTGAAGAATATGCGAAACAATTAAAAATCACGAAGGAGGCATAAGCATATGCAAAACGATAAAATAAAAACTTCCCGTGCGAGTCAAACAAGAGCTAAAACAGCTCAAAAAACTGTTTGGACTCCACCATCATCTTTAGATGCACCCCCTGCACCAGATGGGTACCATCACAGATGGATAAGAGCCGAGTCAATGGGTTTTGATGATACAAAAAACATGGCCGGTAAACTAAGATCAGGATACGAGCTTGTAAGAGCTGATGAATATCCAGATCAAGATTATCCAGTTCTGGGTGAAGGAAAATACAAAGGGGTCATCGGAGTTGGCGGCCTATTGCTGGCTAGGATATCTAATGAGCTCGTTAAATCGCGCGAAGCGTATTTTAATAAAATTACGCAAGACAAAGACGACGCAGTTGATAACGATCTTCTGAAGGATCAGCACCCAAGTATGCCTATCAATAGTGAGAGGCAGACTCGTGTAACCTTCGGTGGAACAAAGAAAAGTTAATTTTTTAACGATTCCTAATCCAACGAATTAAATTAAAACCGTACTGGAGGCCCTTCGGGGCAGGTACATTAGGAGAAAACTATGGCAAATCAAGACGCAGCTTTTGGTTTTAGACCGACAAGATCACTCGTTGGTGGACAAATCAGAACTGAAGAATATGCAATAGCAGCAAACTACAACACAGCAATTTATACTGGTCAAGTAGTTGAAGCCGTTGCAGCTGGTGGGATTGAAGCAGCCGCAGCTGGAGACACTCAACAATTAGGTGTTTTCGGAGGCGTGTTTTACACAGATCCAACAACTAGCAAACCAACTTGGAGCGCTTATTATCCAGCAAGCACTAATGCTTCTGATCTTAAAGCTTCAGTATATGCAGACCCGTACATTGTTTTTGAAGCACAGCATGATGGAACTGGAACAGCAGCTATGAATAATTCAGCGATGGATTTTGTAGGTGTTGCAGGAAGTACATCAACTGGCCAATCAACTTCAGAATTAGATACTTCTACTTCTGGAACTGGCGCTGGCTTGAAACAAATTGGAATCTCAGTAGATCCCGATAACAGTGATACTGGTTCAGCTAACTGTAACGCATACTGTGTGTTCAGCACTGGCGAGCATGTATTTAAATTAATAACAGCCGTATAATAGGAGATATATAATCATGGCAATATCAAGATCACAACTCGTAAAAGAGTTAGAGCCAGGTTTGAATGCACTATTCGGCTTGGAATACAAAAACTATGCTAATGAGCACGAAGAAATCTTCAGCAAAGAAAATTCAGACAGAGCTTTTGAAGAAGAAGTTATGTTATCTGGATTTGGAAATGCTGGGGTTAAGCCTGAAGGTCAAAGTGTAAACTATGACTCAGCGACAGAAACCTTCACAGCTCGTTACACGCATGAAACACTTGCTTTAGCTTTTTCAATTACTGAAGAAGCAATTGAAGACAATTTGTATGATAGACTTGCGTCTAGATATACAAAAGCATTAGCTAGATCTATGGCTAACGCTAAACAAGTTAAAGCAGCAAATGTTCTTAACAGAGCGTTTAACAGTTCATACACTGGCGGAGACGGAACAGAGCTTTGTGCTACTGACCACTCAATTGTAGCTGGTACTGAGCAGAATGAGCTTTCGACTGCAGCAGACCTTAACGAAACATCTTTAGAGCAAGCATTAATTGACATTGCTGCGCTAACTGATGAAAGAGGTCTTAAAATTGCGGCTAAAGGAATGAAATTAATTATTCCTTCTGCGCTTCAATTTACTGCTGAGAGACTTATGAAGTCTACAGGTAGAGTAGGAACAGCTGATAATGACATCAATGCAGTTGTGTCAAAAGGAATGATTCCACAGGGTTATACTGTGAACCATTACTTAACTGATACAGATGCGTTTTTCATTAAAACAGATGTACCAAATGGACTAAAACACTTTACAAGAGCACCAATCAAAACTGCCATGGAAGGCGATTTTGAAACTGGTAATGTTAGATACAAAGCTAGAGAAAGATACAGCTTCGGCTGGTCTGACTGGAGAGGTATCTTTGGATCACCAGGTGCGTAATAAGTAAATAATTTTGTGGCGGGACACAGTTTCGCCACAATTTAAAAATAGAAAGAGAAAATGCACCCTAAAAACTTCAGAATACAAATTAATGCTTACCAATATCATGCAGATTTTGTTATAAACTGCATAGATGGCCCATTAGATATTGAAAATGCTATAGTTGACAAACTTGGAGAAAATGATATAAAATGGGAATATCTTGGAGAAATGATGGATCCAAGAGTACAAAGAATAACCTATGAGGAGGTTATAGATGGTGCAAACACATCTGAACGACCTTTACACACAGAAGAAGGGTCTAGATCTGGAGTGGGAGCAGGAGCATCTTAAAGAGGGTAGATATACTCTCAACATGGTTAAGATTGACAGAAAAGTCAGAGAAGTAATTAACCATATAAAACTTGCAGAGGCTAAAAAAGAGCATTTGCAAAATAAGATAGAAAGCTCTCAACCACAAGTTTCTGTAGCTACTTAATAAAAAGCTACATCGTTGGAAAAATCCAATCCACATTACAGGCCCTCTTGCGCTCTACTAAAAAATAACATATAATTTAATTACTATACAAAGTATAGCATGAAAAAGGGGGGTGTGTCTACCCCCTGTGCCACTTTAATAATCGTCATCCTTACTCTCAATGTATTCTTTGTTCCGTTTGCAAACACCATGCACATCTATTTCTTGATGAAGATGTGCCATAGTATGCAGTGCTTCTATACCACCGAAGCATATTATTAACATCATTGGTAGCATCCATAGTGGATGACCTGCTACTTCTCCTGTGGTTCTTTTAGACATGGCAAATCAAAAAGTACTGTGTTTATGTATTCGTCAGCCCATTCCTTATCAAATAACTTCTCTAGTATACCACGAGTCTTGTCGTTCTTCTTCTGTTGGTTACAATAATATATCTGATCATCGTATCTCTTCATAGTATTAAACCACAGATCATCCTTTAATGTATGATGTATATCATTAGAGAATACATTAAGATAATTCATAACAATACAATAGAAGTTTGCTATCTCTATGCTCTTACTAATACGCATGAACTTACAGTAGGGTGAGAAGATTTCGTCTGCCCACAATGGTAGTGGTCTTCTCTCACTAAATGTAAAGTTGTTACTGATCTCTCTTATCTGACTGTAGAATCTATCATCCACACCATGTACAGGAGATACATCAACGATAGCAGCAGTGATGGCCTTGTCAGTAGCAACTATATCACATCCAAAGATAGGTAGATTGTAATGTGGATCAGGATAAAATATTGAATGTAATATCTTTAGTCCTTTTAAGTTTGCTATCTCAACATGCATCTTCCTGAGTGAAGGACACTGATACATTTTGTTTGTAATGATCAAGTCATCCTTCTTCACTTCAGGAAATGGACTCTCTAATGATTTGACATCAGGAAAACTCTCCATCACCTGAGTGATTGCAAATGATAGATCGTCTACAATGTCACGCATAACTAAAAAAGAATTCCCTGATTAATTTTTCTGACTCTTCCTTACCAAATGCATTGGATAAGTATCCTGAGATAGGATCAAGTCTTATCATATACTTATCAAAATCATGATACAAACTGGTGTCCATGCCAGTAGGTTTTGCTTTCTCTATCATCTCTTTATAAAGTGACAAATAATATTTGAATGTTGGTATATATGTATCAACCTGTGACATCTCACAGTACCTTACAAATATATTATTAGAGAAGTGATTACCTGGTTCAAAGAAACGATATGTTTCTTCTGTCTTAGGTAATGGTGGTACATCTAATAGATAATTTTCTACTGGATGTTGGAAATCAAATACTATGATAACTTTCTTCTCAAAGAAACCCATAAGATCCATCCCAAAACAAGGAAGGTTAGCCCCTGTCTTAGGATAGATCACATTGTTATGGATATTTAATTTGTCATCCCAGATGTCAACATGTCTGGACTTAATAAAATACTGACCTGAATACAGGTCAGCAGTAAGATGGACATCTTTTTTATTAGTCCAATGAACATGTTGTTTCTCAAACTTCAGGTCAGGGAAAGTCTCAAAGACTACTGACCTGTAGTTTTTCCAGAGATCATTACTCCTCTGCGAGTTGTCTAAAGTAGGAGAGTGCATCATCATCTTCAACTATTGTTTCTTCTTTCACTGGAATGTTCGTACTTACTTTAGCACGAAATGATGAAGGTTCAGGTGCAGCAACTGGTTCGTACTCTTCACTATCTACAGTAGGAACTGGTGCAGGTCTCTTTGCTAAACCAAGAACGAGATTCAATCTCTTCTCTAGTTCATCATAAGACTTGAACTGATCCTTAGAAGTGAATGCTTCTAGTGAGTGTTCTTTCTTCCACGTTGCTTCAAGTTCAGTATCATCTGAACTAAGAGCACTAACAGAATCAAACTCACTGCTGTCATAGTTCCAGAACCCTGCTACTTTTTTGATCTTCAACTTAAAGTTTGCACCTTCCCAAAGATCAAACACATTTACTGGTGTCTCATCTTGGAACTCAGGTTGCATTGCTGCAAGGATCTTGTCGTGGATCTTCTTGCCATACTTATACAAGAATGTTTTACCCTCATTCTCAGGGTGCTTAGGATCCTTTACAACAAGGATGTTACTGTAGTATGAAAGCTTACGCTTCTGTCTACGTGCAGTGTCCTTGTCTGCATCATCACCAGTGTTCCAGAGACCACGATTAACTTCACCTACTGGATCCTTCTCATTGATAGTGGTCAATGAATTTTCAATGTACCAACCGCCAGGTCCTTGGAATGCATGACTGTAAACTTTCGCCCAAGGTACTGTTTGACCTTCTGGTGCTGGTAAAAATCTGATTACTGCGTAACCATTACCTGATGCATCAACTTCTGGTTTCCAGAAGCGATCATCTACCTGTCTGCCACTAGCAGACTTCTCTAATTCTTTTTGTAAAAACTCTATTCTTAATAAG